ATGGCACTGGACACATCGAAACAAATCAAGGATGACCCGCAAGCCTGGGCTGAGTCTGGGCAAAAACTCTCATATGCTGACGCTATAAAGCTGATGCGTGCCGCCGGAATTATCGCCAAGAAGCAAAACCGCATTAAGGCGCAGCACTGGAAGGAACTGGAGGAACTACAGCTACAGCAGGCCCGCGCACTGTCGGCGATGAACATGCGCCACAACCTCGGACTCATCGCGTCCAACCGGTCCCGCCTCCTGGCGCTGCTTCAGGCCCGACTTGAGGACCCGGAGACTAAAGACTCCGCATTTGCCAGCCTGACGGCAACCTGGCACCGCATCGCTACCGCTCCGCTCAGCATCGCGGCGGAGGAGATTGAGAAGATCGTCGAGGACTCATTGTCTGATGATGAGCTGGAAAAACTCCGCCAGCAGTACGCGAAGGAGGGTATTCAATGACGACGCTCGCACACCGCAACGAGGTTCGTCGTCTGGCTATGGCGATTTGTGAAGCCGGTATCGATGCAATGCGAAAACACGCACATGTCATTGAAATGGCCCGCAAGTTCAACAAGTATTTCAAGCTGGATAACTTCCGTCCGTACGAATACCAGCGCCGATGGTTCTACAGCTCCAGTCATTCAACACTGCGCTATCTGTCCGCTGCGAACCAGATAGGTAAGACGTTCGGCGGCGCTGCGGAACTGGCCTATCACGCAACCGGGCTTTATCCCGACTGGTGGGATGGTCGACGCTTCAGCGTGACGCAGAAGGAGGTTATGTGGGCGATGGGTGTCAGCCTGGAATCAACCCGCAAGGTATTACAAAACTACCTTTTGGGAACGGATAACGCGAAGAAGGCCGCAGAGATTGGCAGTGGCCTGATACCCCGCGAGTGCATCAAGATGAGCACCCTGTTGCGCGACGGGGAGATTGTTAAATCGGTATCCATCCGGCACAAGGACGGTGGCTATGTTGAACTGTATTTCTATGCGTCCACTCAGGACACAACCACTCTCCACGGCCAGAAAGTTTTATATATTTGGCTTGACGAGCAGCCAGACAATGAGCTGGAGCTGGCGTCCATCTTTGCTGCCCGAACTATTAACACCGGCGGTATTGTTGCCATTACTGCAACGCCAGAAAAAGGCGCAACTGAGCTATGGCGGCAGTGCAAGGAGGATAACAGCCCACACATCCACTTTCAGAGCGCTACCTGGGACGACGCCGGACACATAACGCCGGAGGTCAAAGAGCGCATTCTGGCTGTCATTCCGTACCACGAAAGGGAAATGCGCTCAAAGGGGATACCGGTCGCAGGCGTGGGGGCTATCTACCCGTTTGCTGACGACGATATCACGTGCGCACCGTTCGAGATTCCTGACCACTGGCAGGTGCTGGCGGCGCTGGACTTTGGCGTGTCGGGGCTTAAAGACCCGTCAATCATCCTGTACATCGCCCGCAACCCTGAAACCGGCGTCCACTACGTGTTTGCTGAGTGGGGTTCGGACATGGATAAAGCGACCTACGCCAATGCGCACCTACCGCACTACCTGGCAGCGAAAATCACCGGCAAGGAGCCGGACAACTGGCCCCGACTGACCGACAACGCGGAGTTTCAGGGTATGCCGGTTAGTCTCCCGTCGATTGTCGTCAAGGCTCCGCACGATGGCGCGAACAGCCAGCCGGACGCACATACCGGAAGCAACATCCCCCGCGTGGAGATCATGAGCAAGCTGGGGGCCAATGTGCATCACCGGCTCTTTGAGATACCGCCGGACCTTGCACCGCTGGAGACGAACCGTCGCAGCCTTCATGGTTCGCTGGGGATCGTTAGCGAAATGTTCCGCACCGGCATGCTGAAGATATTCACCACCTGCACCGAGACGCTCCGCGAGCGGCGGGGCTATCAGTGGATTAAGAAGGGGCAAAAGACAGTACCAATCGACAAAGATAACCACTACATGGATGCGCTCCGCATTGGCGGCATACGCGTCCGTGATGACGGCGAGACCATGCAACAGGCAAGGCGGGCGGCTGTGGCCCAGGACGAATACAGCAACGCATTTGAGTTATCACTAGGAATCGGAGGATTTAGCCATTGAACCAGAAAGACCTGTTAACTGAGGTGCTGCGCCACAAGGATAACGCTGTGCTGCGCCAGACGGCGCTACAGAAACGTTACGCCGAGGCCTGGGGTTACTATCGCGGGGAACTGCCCGAAGTGATGCAGCCGGGCGACATCGCTGCTCGTAAGGTGATGTGGGAGGCGTACGAGACGCTACATCCGTCTCTGGTGGCTATCTTCACCGATGACCAGAAATCGCCGGTTGCGTTTCAGTCTGACGCATTCAGTGAAAACAAGCTGGCTACCGCCGTGACCAGGGCTATTCACGCCTCCGCGCTGGCGGTTGTGGATTGGGATGCCAAGATTTATCTGGCGCTCAAAGAGGTACTCATCACCGGGAATCAGGCCGCGCTGGTTGGCTATGACAGTAAGGTATACGAGACCGACACGCAGACGTTCGACAAAGCACCGGCGCAGCAGGCGATCATCGCCGAGCGAGTATTGGAGAAAGCGGGCTATAACGTCGAGTCAGAGCTGACCTTCGAGGATGTGGACGGCGTTCCTGTTGTGTCCGGGACCATGCGTGGGCGCCGCGAAATAAAATTCCCGGTCATCAATCTGATCCCGTTCAAGGACTTCTATCTGCACGACAAGGCCACCTCACCGGAGAACGCGATTTATTGCGGTTACAGCGAGGAGATCACCAACGCTGAAGCTGTCAAGCGCGGCTATCGCAAAACGGTTGTGGATAAGGCCATGCTCCAGGATACCAATGCAGGCCGCAGCATGGATACGAGTATGCTTGTCACTGGCAACCTCAACGCCCAGGGCGGCGAGCACGCAGGCGCAATGGAGGCGGGCGGCCCTAACAGCCTCATCACCGTTTTCCATCATTTCTGGCGAGGGTGCTACAACACCAACGATGAAAAACTGTGGTATGTCGTTACCACTGGCACTGAGTACCTGACCCACGAGGAGGTTGCGTACTGCCCGTTAATCTGGGGCGCTATGTCGCCGGTTCCCAACTCCGCCTATGGTGAAAGCCTGTTCGACTTCTGCAAGAGTACTCAGGACGGGACAACCCGCGCCCGCCGCGCGATTCAGCGCTCCGCAGACTTTGCGGCATATCCTGAGACTGAGGTTGTGGAAAGCATGATGACCAAGAAAGCGGTAGAGGCGTTAAACGACCACACCGCGCCGGGCCGCGTCTATCCCGTCAGGGAGGCGGGCGCAGTGCGCCGCATCGCCGCCGCAGACGTACCGCAGGCTATGCAGATTCTGAGTAACGAGCTGTCGCAGGACGTGGAGCGCGTGAAGCAGGGGAGCGCGAACCAGTCCGTGGCAATGGAGAAAACCCAGCAGTCAGGGACCGCGATCGCACTGACCCAGGCCAAGGAGGAGGTTAACGAGAACGCGATCGCGAAAGCCTTTGCGGAGACCTTCATCAAACCGGCGTACCGTATTTTCCTGATGGTTCAGCAGGAGATTAACAACGTGTTTGAACTGGACGGCGACAAAATCCCGTTCAAGATTCTGCGTGATGACATTGGCCTTAAGGTTAATGTGAAGTCCGCTGGAGACCGCGCTCAGAGCGCCGCCAACGTGCTCAACGCCTACACCGCGGCAGTGGCGACCGGCACGCTCCCGGCGAACTTTCAGGAGAGTAACGTATACGCAATTTACGCCGACTACCTCCGCGCCGTGACCTACTCCGAGGACGTCGACCGCTACATCACGCCACCAAGTGCAATGCCGAAACCGTCAGAGCTTCAGCAGAAACTGAAAGCGCTCATGACTGCCTGCCAGCTCCGCCACGCGATCGCGACAACCAAGCTCGCGGAGACCAAAGTGCAGAGCGAAACAGCAGACATTCAGAAGACCCTCAACGACGCCGCCAAGACCCTGGCAGAGATTGAGCAAATTGCCGGTGAAATGGATATCGACAAGCTGCGGCTCATTATGGAGGCCAACAAACAGGATCGCGAAGCCCTGAAGGACGTTAAAGAGTTGACAAACGACACCAATGACCAGACGGCTGAAAATCAGCAAGCCTGATTCCTGATTAAATCTGTTATTTTTCTTTCGACCATGCCGCACGGATGCGGCGATAACCAACCAAAGGACTAAAAATGTCAAATGAAAACACCACGAATGACTCCCGCAGCGTTACCGGATTCAACCCTTCAGCCCTGTTTTTCCCGCAAGACACCACGCGAGCGCCAGTCGACGAAAGCGTCGAAGAGGGCGGAGAAACATCACCAACAATCACAGACGATGCAACCATCGTTGCACCCGTCGACGGCGACCCGGCTGCGCCAATTACTGCGGGAACATTCTGGAAGCTCGGCGAGACCGAGTACAACGAGGAACAAGTAAACAACGCCCTGAAGCACGCCGACACGTTCGAGCGCTTCAATCAGTCAATCGCCCCGTTGGTGCAGAACATCAAGGGCTTTGGCGACCAGGCGGCGCGGTTCCAGGCTATGGCGGTGACTGAGTGTGACAACCAGATTAAGGAGCTGACCACCGAGCTGCAATCGGGGCGCCTGGACGCTCAGCAATACCAACTGGCACACCAGGCGCTGACCTCCGCCGAACTGCGCAAGGCAAGTCTCATTGCCGCAGGCAACCAGGTAGCGCAGCAGCGCCAACAGGCATTGCAGAACACCCGTCACCACAACTTAAGCCAGGTCGCAACCAATCTCGCCCGCGCTGGCTGGAGCATGGACAAGATGAAAAACGCTCAGGGGCTGGCAATATCAGCGGGCCTGTCGTTTGACTCGTTCGCGGACGTGGCGAACCCGGCGCTTATGGAGATTTTCCATGATGCCTTCGAGTACCGCGCCCAGCGTGAAGCCGCAGCTCAGCGCCTGAAGAAAGAGGGACGCAAAGTGGTGCGTACGCACACCAAAACCACGACCGCTGCACCGGAAACGAAAAAGAAAGGCGAGATGGGCGATGCAGACTGGATTTCTAAAAACATCTGGGGTGCAAAATGAGTTCGCGACTCAACAGCTCGAATGACTCCAGCAGTAGCAGCACTAATGAGAGCTGGCTGTATGAGTACCTGAGCCCAATCATGATTGACTTTATCGACTCGAACCCATCCATCGACTACGAGGAGAGTCAGGTTGCTGACATGACCGAAGCGCAGAAAAAAGCGCTGGAGGCATACGGCAGCGGTGCGTCAATCGAGCTGGGCAAGCAAATCATGACCGGCGGCGCGGGCCTGGTGTCAGACTCGATTACCTGGATGCAGAACATGCTGAGCGGTGGCGCGAACACCATGTTTAAGCAGGGCGTTTCCGGCATGTGGGAGGCCATGACACCGGCAATGGAAAACCAGGCCGCAGCGATTCAGAGCGGTGTTTATGCGGACATGGGCGCAGCTTTCGGGTCAACCGCACAGAGCACCATGAGCAACTCCGCCGTATCTGGCAGTAGTTCAGCCAGTCAGACCCAGGCGCAGGTTATGGCATCCGGCGCGAACGCAATGACGCAGGGGATCGCATCAATGCAGGCTGACGTCCTGAGTAGTGTTATCGGTCTGACGACTGATGCAATGGGGTCTGCAATGGATCTCAATCAGGTGTTGTTGGGTGCTGGTGGCGATATCTTTGGCGCAGGCGCTGGCATGGTCAAAGAGGGGACGAAAAACCAGTTCAACGCAGGACTGTTTGAGCAGTGGTATAACCAGGAGGTTCTCAACAACGATCGCCGCAACAGCATGATTAACAACAACATGGAATGGATTGACATGGCGGCTCTTATGGCTGTGACCATGCCGGGTGCAGGGCTGAAGACCGAGAGCAGCACCGAGAGCAGCACCGACACATCGCGGGGTATCTTCTGATGAGTGGATGGGATTCGATTTTCTCGTTTGGTGTCGATGTCATCGACAACGGGCTTGACGCCACTCAGGGCGACATTGCCACCGTGGTGAGTCAGGCCGTAGGAGGAATGGTTGACACGGCAGGTCAGCCGGTAGTGCAGGGTACAAACGGCGATAGCTGGTGGGTTGCGCCGATTAAGCAGGCGCTACCGCAAATCATGCAGATGACCGGCAAACGAGCGCGATCGCCGGGAAGCACCGCTACCGCCAGCGCAAAACCGGTGTCGGGTAGTGCAGGGTCGGCGATGGAAGTCCCGAAAATGATTGGTAAGGCCGCCAGCAACAACCCGTTAGACGGTATCCAGCAGTGGGGGAATTTATTTTGAGTCAGTTCCGTGACCAGTTTGCGCAGATGTTCGCACAGTACGACCAGCTCGCATCCCAAATCCGCGCCACCAAGCCGGAAGAGGTTATGAATGACCCTGTTAAGCTCCAATGGGCGCAGCAGGAGGGTTACAAGCCGACGTTCAACCCGAATTCGAATAGCGTTTCGTGGGTGCCGGTGGCGAAGCCGGTTTATCAGCAATCCCAACTGCATAACCTTCAAGGCTCAATGTCACCGGAGCGGCTGGTCGAGAGCTACCCAGCTTTCGCCTGGAAGGCCAAAAACGCTGACCCGTACATCACTGAAGTTATTCGGCAGGCGGCGTCAGGGGAGATCACCGCGCAGCGTGCAAAGGAAATTCTTTACCAGTTCGCGCTGGAGACGTTTAAAGAGGCTCGGAAGGAAGGCAAGGCCACCGGGTCAGCAAAAACGGCTGTAACGTTCGCTGAGGCGTTGGAATCGGCATCCACAAATAACAAGGCGGCAGGATGAAAACGGAATTAGACCAACAAACACAAACGCAGGACGCGTTAACTAACGCCCAAGCTATCTCCCCGTACGCGCTAAACCCGCAGCAGGGAACGGTTATCCCGTCATTTTACGAGCAGGACGATATCTGGCGAGAGGCCGCTAAATCAGCGCAATTGGTTAACCCGCCATCGGTGGAGGAAATCGATAAACAGATGTGGATAGGTTCCTTCATGACCGCGCTGATGGTTGGCCTGACAACGGGCGATGCAGGTGCGGCAATCGCTGGTGGCCTGTGGGGTGCGATCGCAATCCATGACGGCGGTTACTCACTGCGTAAACGTGCTGAGCATGTCCCGCAGTTGCAAAAAGATGGTTACTCCGCTCAATCCATCCTCCAGTGGTACGAGACCGGCGACCAGAAAGGGCTGGACGCTGAGCGTGACGATATGCTTGCCCGTGACAAGTTCAATGAGCAGAACCTCGATGATGTTCGGGACTTCAAAGAGGGGCAGCGTCGATACAACGAAAACCAGCAATTCCGGGATGAGCAGGCCGCGCGTAACGAGCGTTACCGCAATGAGAACTTGGGTTTGCGCCGTGAGGGGCTTAATCAGCGAAAAGCGCTGTTTGACCAAAAGCAACAGATGATTGACCGCCAGCTTAAACAGCAGCAACGCGCAGACACCGCAAGTGGTATGTCGCTTCGAGACCAGGCGCAGGCGATCGCGTCGGGCATTGACCCAGCAACCGGCAAGGCTCCGACCGCCGCCCGTATCAAACAGTCAAACGACTGGAAGCAGGGAAATCTTGCGTATTCAGCAGGGCGTAACGGGCTGGTGTCGAACCTCGCGCAGGTGGACAAGCTTTTGAGCCTAGATGTTTCTGAAGGCACTGGCGCGGTGGCTGGGTACCTCCCGGCGTGGATGAACATGATTGACGCGCAGCAGGTGCGCGGGTTAATAGGCAACCTGAAATCTCAGGAGTTTATGCGCGGCATCCAGGGGATGAAGGGCATGGGTGCCCTTTCAGAGAAGGAGGGGCAGGTTGTGCAGGGATTGATTGCGCAGCTCGACCCGCAATCGTCACCTGAGCAACTGATGAGTGAGCTGGGTCAGATTCGAGACGCTATTCTTCGTGGGCTCAATGCGGCAGACAATGAAGCCGACCTGTACCAGTACGATATGCCGGTGGCGCCAGTGCTTAACGCCCAGCAGCCGGAACCGCAGGGCAAGCCAGCGGAGGGCGGGGAGACTCGCACCAGTAGTGGCGGCGTAACTTACAAGGTGAAAGAGAAATGACAATTACGGTCGAGGCGAGAGGTCTGGAATTCGAATTTCCTGATGGGACTACGCACCAGGAGATTGAGGGGGCTTTGGATGAGTATTTTAATCAGGCTGATGGGCTCATTGACACGGTGGTGTCTGGCGCGGGCAAGGGGCTGCTGGCTACCGCAGCGAAGCTGGCTGATACCCCAGCTAATATCGCTGATAGTGTTCTCTCCGCTGGCTCGTGGGTGGGCAATCTGGTTGGTATTGGTGATGGGACGTACACGCCAGTCTATAAGCTGGAAAAGGTCATTCCGGAAGATTTGCGGGCAACGGGCTATGTCGAGACGGCTGCGGATGTGGCTTCTGCCATGGTGGGGGGTGTTGGCTCGTCGGCTGTAATGGCCCCCAGAGTCGCAAAGCTGGCAACCTCCATCGGCGGGCGTTTCGGGCGCTGGGCTGGCTGGGCTGCGGATAACTCAATCGCGTCCGCTGGTGGGCAGCTAACCAGTGGTAATCAACTTGATGCGGGAACGATGGCGGGTGATGTGTCGCTCGGTGTTGCCCTGAACGCCCTAATGCCGAAGGTGGGGCGGGGTGTTAAGGCCTTGCTTCGCGGTAATCAGGAGGGGCAAACCCTGAATGCGGTGCAGCAGATTAACTCCGTGCTTCCCGATGGCGTGGATTTTACCCCGTCCCGCGCCATGCTGACACGCGGCAAGCCGTCAGCGCTTCTGGAAAAGCATCTGGAGAATGTGCTGGGTTCCGGCTATTTGTTTCGCAACTTCAATGAAGCCAACCAAAAGGCGCTCAACGAGTTTGCTGACGTACTACGCACCAACATGCAGGACGGCGGTGGCATGAGTTCGGAGGAGTTGGGCGACGCAATCCGTGCAGGATATCAGGCGTTCATCAATGCTGGTCGCAAGGATGGTGAAAAGTACTTCTCTGAGGCTGTTAATCGCGCGGGTGTGTTTCCGATTCGTGTGGCTCAGTCGCTGGATGTGCTCAATAGCGTTGAGAGCGTCGCCATTAAAAATCCGACCATCGCCGATATCATCCTATCCCCGGACTGGCGTCGGGTGTCCGCCGCGATGCGCGAATCCATAAAGCCGGGGCTGGATTTGGCTGGCGCTATCAAGCTAAAGGCCGCTATCCGTAACATGATGGACGACCCTGGAGTGGGGCTAAAGTCAACTGACGACAGGGAGTTGGGCCTACTGGCAAAAGCGCTGGATGAGGATATCTTGCAGGCGCTGGGCCAGAACAAGGCTCCGTTTGGGGCGCTGGGTGCGTATCAGGAGGCTAATCGCGCATGGTCAGCATTCCAGGATGAGCTATCCGCAATGGGGCGGATGTTCGCGGATGGCGCATCCGGTGACACGCTCTATGCTCGCATCTTTGGCAAGCCATCTGATGCGCTGATGATTAGCAATGCTGATCGCGTGCGCGGACTTCTGGCTTTGATGCCGGAAGAGGCTCAAAAGCGGATTAAGGCAGAAATGATTTATCGCGCTGGGCGTGAATCTGCGGGGCAGGCGGGTAACGAGGGGCGGCAGTTTAGCGCGGCTGCATTTTTAACTACCTGGACAAAGCTGAAGGATAACGGACTTGCTGACCTGCTGGCGGGGTCCCATCGCGCAGACATTGACGCACTTGCTGTGATATCTGACCGCCTTAAAGACCTTGGCAAGGCCGCGAACTACAGCAATACCGCTAATCACCTGACCGTTGCGGGCGGGCTTCAGGGGCTGGGTGCCGTTGCGACTGGCAACGTGCTTGCAGCCACCCCCTTCATTCTGTCTAACCTGACGGCACGTGCGCTGTTAAACCCGGAGTTCGCTAAATTGGCGTGGAGGGTTGCTGGTGGGGCGCAGCGTGATTCTGAGTTGGCGAGGCTTTTGGTGCGGGTGGCTGTGCTTGCTGAGCAAGACCCGGATACCGCCGTTGATTACGAGGTGATTGCGGGGGCGATTGAGGGCGAAAATTAACAATTAGTGCTAACAAAAAAAATACCAAACCTGATTCCTAAAATTATGTGCATAACATGCACACCGTTAAAGCAGTAAACAAAACATAAACAGGCGCACGGATTGCGCGTAGTACGCAGGCAAGGACATGACATGCCTAACCTCAACTCGTATGAACTAAACGGCGTGAAGGAATCATTCGCCGAATGGATCTCTAATATCTCCCCACAGGACTTCCCGTTTCAGTCGATGATCGGGAAAACCTCAACCACTCAGCCAAAATTCGAATGGCAGACCGATAGCGACGCTCCGGTGGACGAAAACAACGCCATGATGGAGGGCTTCGAGTTCGCCGACATGGACGACACCTTCGCCAAAACCATCCCCATGTCTGGCTACACGCAGAAGATGGGTAAAGCGGTCAAAGTGACCGGCGACGCTGACGCGCAAGCCGCATGGGGTCGTGGCAAGGAATCCGAGTACCAATCCGCGAAAAAAGCATCCGAACTGAAGCGTGATATTGAGTACGCAATGCTCAACAACGGCGCATCCGTTGCAGAGGTGAAGGGTACTTCTCCGCGCAAGATGGGGGGCTTTAAATCTATGGTCTCGTCTACCGACGGTGGCGCTACCATTATTGGCGACCCGCTGACAGGGACCGAGACGTTTATTACCGCCGCTGGCGCTGTTCCGACGATGGACGAAATTTTCGCGGCTATGGCTGCGCTGTGGACTACCGGCGGCAAGCCGACCGTCCTCATGTGCTCCGAGACCATGAAAGATGTGATCTCCGGTGTGCAGGAAAATACCACCGGCTCCCGCGCTCGTATCTTCGAAAACACTGAAAAATTCACCAAAGAAGTTAACACGATCACTGACGCCCTGGGCCAGACCGTGAAAGTGGTGTTTAACCGCCACATGCCAGCGAACACGGTTTATCTGTTCGACCCGCGCGATTGGGAGTCCCCATTGTTCCGCGCCCCGGTATCTGAGGCCGCAGGCAAAACCGGCGACTACAAAAAAGCCGTGTTTCATGTGGATCTTGGTCTGCGTCACCGCAACCCGTGGGCGTCGGCGGTAATCGTCCCTTTCGTAGCAGGCTGACCAGCGCCGGAATCACTCAGGTTAGTTTCGATAACAAACAGACTTGGGTTACCAGCTTCCCGGCGGGGGAGTTGGTAGCAGGACAGCCAGTTGATTTTCACGTGAGAACTGAGGGAGCTATAGCAGCCGATGACGGCACTTATCACTACAGCTTCTTTATGAGCGGCGCAACTGGTGGGCTAAGCAATATCAGCACCGCCCGCAACGAGGCACATGTGACAGGTGTTACACCGGCAGATCAGGTAGGCCTGCAATTCACCATGGATTGCACGATTACGGATACAGCAGGGACAGGCCTTACGTCGACGCCAGTGACCGGCACGTGGGCGGTGACCAGGGAAATCACCGAAACCGAGAATGCCAAAAAATAACCTTCTTGCCCCCGCATGGGGGCTTTTCAATTCAGGTGACGCATGACCATCAAATCAATCGCTGTAGACACTATCGCAAAAATCTGTTTTGTCGCCGTCCAGTCTCAACGTGAGGCGCTGGGCGAGGCTGAAGAGTACGCGCCTTGGGAAGAGTTAGACCCGGTTGAGCAGGGCAAAATCACTGACTACGTGGTAGCAGTCCTGACGGGCCGCGCAACCCCGGACACTCCCGACGGGAAGATGATCGCGCGTATCTGCTACCAGTTCGCCGACCCAAAGAAATCCCTGAAATACGCCTGATTACTGGCCTGGTGAAAGCCGGGTTTTTTTATGGTTCTGATTTTGGACTTGACCATGAGTACAACTTATTCGCAGCTAAAAGAGGCTGTAAAGGCGCTATCAGGGGTAACGGATTCCAAGACGATAGGGCTTATCCCGCTGTTTATTCGTGCGGCGGAAACGAGTCTCGCCGGGAATTTGCGATCGCAGGCCATGATTGCTACGAAACGCTACCAGGCGGACGGCTTGACCGTTCCAATCGAACTAACCGGCGTTGACGCCGTGATGATTGACGGCGTGGATGCGGACCTCGTACCGCGCCAGGACGTTATCCGGGCCCGGACACTGGATGTGCGCAACCCGGCGATTTATGCCGTTGTGGGGGCTGAGTATTGGCTTGCCGCGCCCGCCGAGGTTGTCGTGGTTGGCTACCAGGAGCCGCCACACCTTAGCGACGTGAACCAGACGAACGCATTCACCCTGGACGCTGAGAACGCGCTGTTGTTCCAGTCGCTGGCCTACCTGTTCGTGCATCGCCGCGACAGCAAGGGAGCCAATGCGTACCAGGCGCAGACAAACAGCGAAATGGCAGATATCAACGCGCGACATGAGGCGCAACAGAAAGCAACGGGAGCAAACAATGCCCAACGGCGAAAAAGCTATTTCTGAAAAATACCATAACATCATGGGATACATGGTGCAGACCATTGGCGCTGCGTCGCTTCTGGCGCTGGCTGTAATGATGGGGCGATACGCTCAGAAGGTGGACGAGATAGGACTCGATGTGGCGCAGGTTCACGCAGCAGTCATGGATAACTCAAAAATACTGGAGGAACTGGCAAAGGAGCAGGCGCTGCAAGCACAGGTGGATGAAATGACCGACGCCAGATTAACCAAGCTGGAGACCGCACAGAATGCCCGTTGAACAACCGCAATTTATCGACACGCTAACGCCTGAGTGGCCCCTTGGGACCGACCCGCGTAGCGACGGCGACAACCACATCCGTCTAATCAAGCAGGTGCTACAAAACACTTTTCCGGCCCTTAACGGTGCGGTGAGTGGTAACCCAACGCAGCTTAACGATCTGACCAGTGGCGTACAGTTGCAACCGGCGGACACGGAGACATCGCAGGTCGTTCGTTTCAAGGCGACTGACCCGGCAGTGCCGGAGACTTTAGCCGCGTTGGAGGCCGCCACGCCGACACAGGCGCAGTACGTAGCGAACCCCGCGCTAGCCATTACGTGGCAAGCTATCGCAGACCTGATGATGCCCGTGGGTCACATTATGCATACCAAAGTGGCTGCTAACCCCGCCGAGCGCTTCGGCTTTGGCACGTGGGTTGCGGTGTCCGGCTACATTATCGGCGCTGGGTTGGTGACTGATGCTGATTCCGTTACACAGGATTTTGCTGTGGGCGTTCTACCAGGTAACTTTCACCCGCATGCGTCGCAACTTGCCGCTGACCAGCGGGCATTTACAACGGACAGCGGCACTCCACATGAGCACGGTTATTACTATCTGAGCTATGACGACGCCGCTGACGATGACGGCGACGGTGCCGCAAATAACGCGGTGGGTAATAACGGGCAGACAACGGGCGGAGGCCATCACACCCATAACGGCACTGTAACGCTGGGCGACGCGACGGCTAACTACAACTTGCCGGGGCATGTCGTCTACGTATGGGAGCGCACTGCATAATGGCTAAGACCGCACTTTCCAGCCTGGGGAGTGCGGGCCTCAGCTATGACGCTGACCCCGCAGACCTCAAACTGAATGTGATGACCGATGCGCTAAACGTCCGCTTCAGTGGGACCGAAATAGAACAGGGGCTGGGGAACGTCCCTGAGCCGTACTACACAACCGACGTTAACGGGACCCATTACCCGGACCACCGCCAGCAACTTATCCAGCCTATGATGTACGACGGGGTCAGCAACGGCGCCCGCGTCCTGTTTATGCTGACCGCCTGCACCGAAGGAGACCCGGCAGCGGAATTTTTCGGCATCTACTCGCAGAACATGGGGAACCCTGATTACAAGGAAATGCCGGACGCCTCGGCGACCGTGATTAACTGGCCTATAGCGGAGCGCTGGCACGCGTACCGGGGCCAGTTGAATAACTGCTGTTTCTTTGGCATGCGCAATCAGGCACCAGTAGGTAAACAATACGACTGGACTGGCTTCGATTCATTGCCGGGATTTGGTGAGCAGACCCTGGGGGACCAGACCGTTATAACCCGTCGCTGGTCCGCTAAAAATATGATCCCATTTGGTAACCGGCTCCTGCTGCTGAATACTCTGGAGGAGGATGCCGGAGGCGTCGACGTACCCTTTCCAAACCGCGTCCGCTGGTCCGGCTTCAGTCAGTCCGGCGCGTTCCCCATAAATTGGGACGATACCGCCGCCAACCGCCCGCCGGAGGAGTTCGCCGCCGCGGTTATCGATGGGTATGCGGGCTGGATGGATATTGCAGCGGAAAGCCAACTGATTGACGCCTGCGTTATGGGTGGCACGCTGTACCTGTACTCGGAGCGCTCCACGTTCGCGGTGACTATCTCCGGCAACGCAAACAGCCCGTTTATGGTGAAGCAGGTGTATGCGGACCTGGGCTGTCTTGACCTGGGGTGTGTCGTCAACGTCAAAGGTTATAACTACATATTCACCGGCTCGGACGTTGTGCGCCACGATACGGTGCGCTGGGAGTCAATTGCGGATGGAGTATGTCGCGATTACCTGAGTGAAATCGTGGCGAAACCTCGACCGGGTGCCGTCCGCCTGGTTAGCTATCCAGAATTAAACGAAGTGTGGGTAATGACACGCGGTGCCGACCAGGAGCCAGCAGAGTGTTCAAAGACGCAGTGTCTGGTCTTTAACTACGTGACGAACACCTGGAGCCGGAAAACCCTTCCGTACGTCAATGACGTTGTTTTTGCCCCGATCGCACCGGAGTCTGAGCTTATACCTGAAACGTGGGATTCTGCCGTGGGTGAATGGGATACGGACGCGGAGGCATGGGGCGGCGGTGAGTTGCGCATCGCGCAAGGTGCGCTTATCGGCGGCTGTCAGGCTGGTGGCGTTTACTACATGAGCGCCGGATACCAGGAGTACCGGCATGTGTTCGACGGTAGCATCTGGTCGATGCAGGCCCAGTCGCTACATTGCTACATCGAGCGCCGGGGACTGGACCTGTCCGACGGCCTACGCTCCGTTGTGACCAAAACCGAAATGAAGGGGCGCGGCTCCGCGTCGCTCGACCTGAGCATCGGCTATGCCCAGGGGCCGGACGGCGGATACATTTGGGAGAAACAGCACATAGCGTCGCTGGTGGAAGATCGCCGCCATACGTGGCTAATTGAGGGGGCGATTCACGCCGTCAGGATGGAGTTCAAAGGCCAGGGGGCTATTCCGTCCGGCATCACCATTTATCACGAGGAGTCAGGAGAATGACGCCCGCCGAAAGCAAAGCCAGAATGAAAGCTGATGCTGCTGTCCGCGCCGCAGCCACGCCGCCGCAAAACATGGTGACGGATCGCGCCCCAACGGCCTACGTCGCGCCGCAGCTTAACGTCCCGCGCTCGTTTCACGAGACGGTCTTAATTTTGCAGGAGGAATTCACTCGGATTGAGCAGGTGCAATCCTATCTCCTTTCGCTGCTTAACGAACTTAAGGCCAGTATTCCAGCGCCCGCCCCGGATGGAGTGTTAACCATTAACGGCGAAGCCCCCGACGCCGCCGGTAACGTGGAATTATCGGCGGCTGATGTGCGTGCCGCGCCGTCAGTACCGCACACATACTTTACCGAGAACAGCGCCTTTTCCGGGCTGGCATTCAATGACCCCACCACAGGCACGCGCAACGGTGAAGTGCTGGCGGAATCTGGTAGGCTGGGGATGCAGGCGGCGTGGGGGCAATTCCTGCGGATGTACAGCGACGGGAGTTTAAACCTACAGTCGGGAAGCGGGCAGGCCGCGCTGACCGGCGGATCAAATGCGGTAGTCAGGTCGGCTGACTTTGTGGGCGTGTTGGATGTAGCCAGCGCCGCAATTAACTTCCGGGCGGGTGATGGCAGCGTGGGCTATCTGACACATGGAGTATGGCACGCGGGCGCAGCCCAAGGCTTTCGCCAGCCAGCGGAAACGGCGTGGTATGACGGCAGTAGCTGGGAGGAGAATAGAGGGCCAATTATCTACGGCAATTGGGCGAACAACACGCAGTTAACTACGGTAATTGCGATTGGGCAGTATTACGCCGCCCGCGTCATATTGGGCCATGACGGATACGAGGAAGCGTGGGAATTCCGGGGCGCGGGTCAATTTTGGGCGCCGGGCCAGATTTACCAGAACGGAGGCCAGCCCGTTACAGCGCTCGACCAGGTGCAGCGCATGATTGAGGTTAACGCCGCTGTGCTTCGTAGCGAAATAATGTCAGAGATAGGCCGCAGGTTGGATGCAGCAGGGATACCCCATATCCAAAATTAAACAGCCAGAAGCACCCAAAGATCAATCAGTAATCACCGACCCGCGCAATAGTGCGGGTTTATAGTTTATGACTAGGTGAAAAATGAAGCGAATAATTTTATCTGCGGCACTGATATTTGGGGTGGTAGATGTCGTAGTTGCGCGACCTTATATGTGCGTGAATCTGAATGAGGTCGATAGCGAAAAGATGAAAATAGACATTGGAAGTGATGATATGACAATTAAGGAGGTGAAGTTTAGATTTGATAGCACTGAGAATACCAATGGAATGCAAGTGCATGTTTATAAGAGTAAGAGTTTCGAGTACGTGGGGGCCAGAAAGATGACGAAGGATGATTTTCCTGGGTTGACGCAGGATCAGCTTGAAAGGGTTGTCCTGCTGGTGACTGGAAGTGGGATTGGGATGGTTCGATGGGGTTGTTACGAGCTTGATGTGAAAAAGACAAAGTCATAAAAATCGATTGAACGCAAAGACAAAAACACACATCCCGTTTCGGCGTGTTTGTTTTTATGGGGTGAGATATGAAAGCAAGGTTTGGGGTTGGTCTGGCGGTTGCGATGGTGATTTTGTCGGGCACGGTGCTTGCATCTGACGAGGTTGCAGCGGGTTCCGCTCGTTTCTTACATATGAAACGGGATTCACTAAATGTCATCACGTACCGTGCTGAATTTTTCCATGAGCAGGATTGTGCGCTCATTGCAAAAACAATGAGGCAGACTGAGCCATCAGCGGCTTGGTTTTGTGCTTCGATGCCATTGACAAAGCCTGCGTTCTAGGTGGAAAAAAATGAAACAAGTAATTTTAGCAATACTGGTAGTAATGTTTAGCACGTCAGTGATGGCGCACTCCGGCGGCACGGATGGAGATGGTTGTCATCAAAACCACAAAACGGGGGACTACCACTGCCACAATAAAAAGTAGCCCGTCATTCCAGCCCGCTACGGCGGGTTTTTTGTCTGTGAGGTGGTTAACTAAGGGTATACCGATTTTAAACCAGCATTTTTAGCGTTGGTTTAGTTAGTGAAATGACTTAAAGTTAACTAGTTTACGATTTAGACTTAAAATTAACTTTGAGGGATGAAAATGGCTTCAGTGGTTTTTGGGTATCTGAGGGCGTCAACGGATGAGCAGGACGCAGAGAGGGCAAAAGGAGACCTGAGTAAATTTGCATCAGAACATGGTCTGCGATCTCCGATATGGCATATTGAGAATGAGAGCGGCTCTAAACTAGAGCGCCCGGAGTTATTCCGAATTCTGGAGTCCGCTCAAAGTGGGGATATCATTCTCATTGAGCAGGTAGACCGCCTTTCGCGCTTAAATGCGGCTGACTGGGTGAAGCTGCGAGGGGTGATAACTGAAAAAGGGATTCGCGTAGTGGCGCTGGATTTACCCACCTCTCACATGCTCGCTGCTCATGGTGATGAGTTCACGGGGCGAATGCTGGACGCGATAAACGGCATGATGCTGGATATGCTGGCGGCGATCGCTCGCAAAGATTATGAAGACCGGCGCAGGCGTCAGCGGCAGGGGATAGCGAAGGCGCAAGAACTGGGTAAATACAGGGGGCGCGGAGCTGACCTTGATAAGCAAGCGGCAATCATAGACCTGCTGAAGGCCGGAAAGAGCTACAGCCAGATAGAGAAGGCTATGGGTGTGAGCAGGCCAACCATCGCAAAAGCGGCAAAAGTTGCAAGAAGTGCTGAAATTAAAAATAACCAAAAAATGGTTAAATAAAGACTTGTTGCAATAACCATTATTTGGTTATATTAATCGCATCGAAACGACGAAGGGCATATGAAACTTACTGAATACATTGAAAAATATTACGGCGGAAACAGGTCCGAGTTTGCACGGGTTAACGACGTGCTTCCCCAGGCGATAACCAAATGGATCGCGGGTGATTACATCGTTGTTGACGGGATTCTTTACAGCCCACGCCGCGAACTAAAAGAGAAAGAGCTTAAAAAATAACAGCGACGCAGGAGCCATTCTTATAGCCCGCCTCGCGCGGGCTTTTTGTTGCCCGAAGAAACCCAAAGGAGCAATAAATATGAATAGCAACGCTATCGCCGCATCAGTATCGAAAGCAGCAGCAGACTACTACAGCCGCTTTATATCCAGTGCCACCACTGAGCAGGTCGCACGCTTTCGTGACGCTATGGAGTCAGCCTCATGCGGAAGTGAAGGGGTTTACCACGAACTGGCGCACATTGCAGGATGGGAGCTGGATATTCGCGCAGCAGGATATTAACTACACCGTTTAAATTTTCTGATCTGAAATCGAAAGGAAATAGAGTGCTTAATTTTTCTGAGCGCGAATGTTTGGTTAAATTCATTGGCTATCATGGTCGTGGTTTTACGATGACTTGTAATGGCTATTCATGTTGTAGCACAAAAATTGTCAGTAAGCTTAATAAACACAAAACGGCGAATGATAATTACCGCGAGGCTAAACTAACGCATCAGGAGCAAGTCGTATTGACTGGCTTCCTTCGTAAGAATATCACTGAGTTTCGTATTTGGTGTGGGGTGTATGAGGTGGGCGACACCTCGATATTCAACGCGCTGAAGCGAATGGTGCAATGAAAAAATCAGAGCGGCAGCACGTTGACCGGGTAGCTGCTTTAGGGTGTGTCGCCTGTTATGTTCAGTTCGGTGAATGGGGGACACCCGGCGAGATTCACCACATTAAAGAGGGGTTGGGAGCCTCGCAGCGAGCGGGCTGGGATAGGGTTTTATGTCTGTGCGTAGGGCATCACCGGCATGATGACAAGCGGGCTGGCAAGGTGGCAATCCACGGCAACACGGGGCGTAAAACGTTCGTTAGGCGGTATGGTTCTGAGAGTGATTTATTAAATCTTACACTTGATCATTATTGATAATACATGATTTACAAATCGCGAATTTAATCTATTAGGCGTCAAGTGACAGCTTTTTAATGGAATAAATAAAAATGGTTCCTGAGTCTTTTTCGAAAATAGTCGAAGGGCTAAGCACATCTGAATTACGTGATTTAAGGGTTTGGAATTCAGCGGACCCGCGCCCGAATAAATACGTTAACAAGGTTATTGACGCAGAGCTTAATAAACGCGCATCGCAGGATGCTAACGAGGTAACGCATGTTTGATATATTTGGAATTAAAGCCCGTAAGCAGGTAAAGGAATTAAAAAAAGAAATTAGCCATATTACCGCCGGATACCGCCGGGAGCTTGCCACCGCTGCGCAAAGCCTACATGTCGAGCAGGGGCGCGTCGCAGGCTTCAGCGCTCAGGTTGTCCAGCTACGTTGCATTGCTGAGGAGTTACGGGGGCGGGTGCGTAGCCACGGCATGACGACCGCTGAACGTGCGTTTCTGGATATATGCCTGGATATCCACAAAAACGGCAAAAAAATTAGCGAATTTCGTTTCAACAAAAGCATGGCGGCAATCGTCAAGCAGCGGGAGCAACTGAAAAATGACTTTTAAGACCGTCAACGGTTTAGGCCGCAGCCACTATGCGAAACGCGCCTTTGATGTCGCGATGGATAAAGCGCTAAACCCGTCTTTCGTGGATGCTTGGGTGAAGTGGTTCGACAACGCCCCTGCTGATGCTCCGACGCCGGAATACTTCGCGGGAGACTTGGAAGAGGTGGCACATGCGACGCTTCATCTCGCTGAGATCGCAGTTCGTGACAAGTATCGGATTATGGCCCGCAATCCCACTGCGGAGCTGCCAGCAGACGCAAAGGAGATATTTGCGGGCATCGCTCAGCATATGGCTGTACCGGGTTTTGTAGAGGGGTTATTGCCATGCGAGTAACGATTAAAGGCCGCATCTTGGAAGATATTGCAACGTATGGTTCTGTTACTGTGCGCAGCCTGGCGGCTCGCCACGGTTGCAGTGAAACGGCGGTTCGCAATGCTGCAATTAACCTCAAAGACGCCGGGCTTATTGTTGTCCTGCACACCGATGAGAACCGACAGCAGCACTTAGGTTTTTCAACCTCTGAAGCTGCTAACCGAAAGGTTGAAACTCAATCGTACCAACAGCGCGATGTGCTGCGCGTCTTTGGTGGAGCTGGGCGCCACCGTTTGACGGCTTCGCTGTTGGCTGCTGCTGCTACGATCATCACCTTTGCCCGCTTTGTGGGAGAACTGGTCGCAATTTAACGGAGAAGCCCCGCAAGGGGCTTAAGTGAAATAGACAAATATCGTGTTAAGCAAGATTGCGGTAACGCAGGTAGGATTGAAACCTTGAAAGATGAATCCTCAGTAACTTTTGCTATCAAGGTAGATTTAAATGACTAAGAACACCGTATCAATCGAACAAATTATTCAATTGCTTAATGGCGCCACATTGGTGTTAGAAACCGCTGATGTAGGTAGTGAAGAATATGCGTCTGCATTAGTGATTAGTGAGCTGGCTAGGGAGGTTGCAGAGCGTAGAAAAGCAGATATACAGCCCACTTTATCTCGTAGTGATCTTGATACATTGCTGATGTTGAAGGTGCCAACGGGTATGTTGTTGAGTGTTGATAAATACTTCGCGGTACGGAATAAATTAATAGTGATGCGGCGAGAGGTTGATAAACCCAGATGTTGGTAAGTATCCAGGAGTGGGCGAAAGCCCACTTTAAAGAACCACCATGCGCCGCTACGCTTCGAGTTATCGCAAAGACGCGGCAAACGTATCCGCCAGCAATAAAGCAAGGTCGCCGCTGGTTGGTGGATGAAACAGCACAATATGTAGGAATTATTGCACCCATTGAGATATCGTCCAGGATAGATGAAAAAGCTAGGGCGTTAGTTGAGAGGGCTTTAAATGGCGGCGCGGCCTCGTAGTTTTAATGTCACAATTCCTAATCTTTACTGCAAGTTAGACAAGCGCACGAACAAGGTTTACTGGCAGTACAAAGATCCCACATCAGGTAAATTCATTGGTTTCGGCACGGATGCCGACACCGCCAGAACAGCGGCAGAGGAGTTAAATCGCATACACTCAGAGCGCCAGATAGACCAGGCGATGCAACTTATTAACCTTCGAGTTAAAAAAGAAGGGAAATCCAAGAAAACACTACTCAAGGAATGGCTTGAGAGATACGCCGTTGTTCTACAGCGCAGGGTTGACCGTGGCGAAATAAGGCCAAGAACCCGCAAAGACCGCGTCAATGACGCCAAAATACTGTTATCCAGGTTTCCCAGGGGTGCTCTTGTCGATATATCTGGAATGGAGATATCCGCCATTCTTTCCGAATATATTGACGCGGAGAAAATCAGAAGGGCTAAGGGGCTGCGCGAGTCATGGATAGACCTCTTCAGGGAGGCGCAGTATGACGGTAAGGTGCCACACGGTTTTAACCCGGCAGAGGCCACAAGGAAACCTGTATCGAAGGTTAAACGCAGGCGTTTAACGCTGGATGAGTGGAAAGTGATATATGACGCCGCTGATAAGCACTATTTGCGGGCGGCTATGTTGCTGGCGTTGATTACCGGGCAGCGCTCCGGCGATATCGTTAACATGAAGTTCTCCGATATTAAGCATGATCGCCTCCATGTGATACAGAGTAAAACAGGAGCTAAAATCGCCATCCCGTTAGACCTGAAGTGTGCAGAAATTAACATGACTTTACGCGAAGCTGTATCGATTTGTAGGGATAGGACGTTAAGCCGGTATCTTGTCCACTACGATAAAAACGTGGCGCGGATAAAGGCTGGCGACCCGGTGACGGTTCACAGCGTAGGCCGAACATTTGCCGGGGTGCGGGATAAGGTTGGTATCACGGCGGCGGATGAGCGCGAGCTGCCGACCTTCTACGAGCAACGATCGCTTTCAGGGCGATTATACAAAGAGCACGGGATAGACGTGCAGATGTTATGGGGACATAAAACGGCGAAAATGTCTGAGCTGTACCTGGATGACCGGGCTGATGAATGGCAAGTTATCACGCTGTAGTTTTGGTGCGGAGTTTTGGGGATATTTTGGGGAAGAAAAATATCCCTTTAAAAATCAATTAAATATCAGAATTGACGTCTCGCTACCAGCCAGGCGCCAACCACCAGCATTACCGCCCCACACACCGGCCCTACCAATGCCCGCCACGGGATCCCCTGGTGGCGCACGACGTCCATCACCAGTCCGCCGATGAGCTGGCTGGCGACCAGCACTGCGATCGTGGTTGCCGCGCCGACATACTGGTAACCGCTGATGCTGGCAAACACAAAAAATGACCCCAGAAGGCCGGGGACCATCGTCCACCATTTAACGTTCGCCGCCAGCTCCTGAAACCCCACCAGCCCGTGTTTTATCAGCAAAATCGAGACAAACAGCACAATCCCCACCAGCGAGTTCAGCAACATGGCGATAAGAATGGTAGAGGCAGACTGGGTGATACGCACCATCAGCGTATTCTGCACCACCAAACCAATCCCTGCGGCGACAAGAAAGGTGAGGGTCAGCGACGGGTTCAT